TAACTCTTGATTAGGATTATCTTTTATCCATTGATCCTTCATGGTTTTAGCTTTACCTATAGATAAGCTAGCTAGCATACCTATTTGGACAGGAATATTTCCGAAAGCTAGTGCCAATGTGAATCCTATACTGTCAAATCCTTCTTCTAAAAAGATCCCTACGTTATCAAATGCATATAATAGAGCATCCCCTGTACCTTCTTTTTCTGCAATAAGCTGTAAAGCCGTAGCAGCTCCAGCCATATGTTTTCTATTTACTGGAAAATACTTGCTATAGCTTTCAGCCATTTCTTTAATATTAGCTCTACCTTCTGGAGTAGTAGCAAATGCACTAGCAAGAAGCTCAGCAGGGTAACGTATACCTTGCATAGTTCTGTTGAAATATTCCCCAAAAGAACCGTCAGCTGGAGCATTTGGATCTGCTTCCCAATTAGCTTTATTATAATCATGATATGATTTAGCTATGACTTCAGGTAACCCACTAATAGGAACTCCCTCACGAGTCCTAACTGACCATGTTCCATCTTTGTGCTTAGTAGCATTGCCGTATGTTTCTATAACCGGACTGGTGCTTTCTAACGGAGCTAATTCAGTTTCCTTTTTAATTGCCTTCTCAATATTTGGATCCGTTGCTAATAAAGACATTGGATCTAAGCTGGAGGATCCTAGTAAGGCATCCGCAGATGCACTAGGCCCCAAAACCGTAGCCGTGTAGTCAAGATCATAATTTCCTTGTCTACGAGCAGGTGTAGAAGGAAGTAATGGAGGAGGTTTAGTCTCGTCTACAATAGGTTCTTCTATAAAACGTCTAACTGGTTTTTTAGTAGGTTCTGGAGTGCCTACTGTAATAAATTCGTCAGAAGGTTGTATGTCAAGATTAGTGCTTATATTTGTAAGCCAATTTTTATTTAATGGATGCGCGTTAACAGGTGCATAAATTTCGCTATACCACTTTAAAAATTCTGAAGTAAAGTTCCCGTCTTTAATAGCTGAATTTTTTTCTGGATTGGCATTAATTAAACCTCGTTCTTGAGCACCAGCTACGTCTGATCTAGATCCTCCTGCTTCCCACATTTTTATATGCCGGTCAATATGTTTAGATACTTCTGTTCTAGCTTCTTCAGGCGATATAGTTTCACCTGCTGCCAGCCGTTTTTCAAAAGCTTCACTAAAATAGCCATAAGGGATGCGGGCATCCTTCTTACCTTCAGCTATATTAATAGCATCTAATAGCCGCTCTTTAGTTTTTATAGTTTGTTTTGATGAAATGTCAGTTACTACAGGAGGTTTTGTTGGAGCTTCGGTAGGCTCTTCTATGCTGATTCCTAATGTTTTACCATACTCAGCAACAAACTTTTTAACTGCTTCTTCATTTTTATTTGCTGTATCTATACTATCGGGGCTTTCATCAATCCACATTAAATTGGGATACTTTTCAGCAAAAGACTTGAGAGCTACTTCTAATTCAGCTTCTGAAGCGGGTAAATTAAGCTGTTGGAGTGTTTTTTTAACACCAGATTTAAAAGCGTCAGGAGCTTTAGATACACCTTCAAAAAATGCATCGGTTGCAGCAGTCCATTTATCTGCATCAAACAACGTATCTCCAGCTTTACTAATCCCTTGAACAAATTGATCGCCTGCACGACTTAATTTGTCCATTACTGTTTCTTCAGTTTTTGGAGGGTTATCTTTTATCCAGTCAATTAAATCTTTAACATTATTGTTAAGATATTGTGTAGCTTGCTGACTATTCAATCCAGTAGCGCCTTTAGCCGTCATAAACTCTTTAGCGGCTACTTCTAAACTTTCCGCTCCTTTATCTAGTCCTAATAAAACTAAATCCTCAGTCTTTGCGATAGATGACAATAAACTATCCCATTCTTCAGGCATGTTTACTGGAGCCACAGGCTCCTGAGCTTTTTTAGCTACTTTATCGGCTATAGCTCCAGGAGTGTTACGATCCTGCTCTGTAATTTCCCCGTCTTCAAAATCATTTACATCAAGGGCTAAAGCAGGCTCTTGACTTGGGGTATCAGGAATTTCAGTATTATCTGGGGATTGGATATAAGCTTTTTGTGCAGCTACTCCCGAAGTATTTTTATGTCCATTGCCAAATACTTCAGTAGCTACTTGCAGCTTCTGCTGATTAAGTCTAGCTTTAGCTTCTAGTAAGCGATTAGTTAAGGAAGTTGCTTTAGGATCTGATGGTACTTGAGTGTAGTCAGGATCTAGAGTAGCAGTCTCATCTCCAAACAGATCCCGCTTAATGCTATCAAATTTTCGCATATCACCATTATCTGTAGGGATTATTTTTTAGGATCATTCATCCGTCAAATCACTTGCAGGAGTACGTATACTGCCGAGCCAATTATATACTTTGCGGCCCGCATCTCTAACAATATCCATCTCACTTCTAAAACCTACCTGTGGTTTTGATTGATTAGAAGATGGGGAGAAGAAATTTTTAGCTCCTGTTTTTAACGAGTCTAGCATACTTCCTTCTATTTCCTTATTCTGCCTTACAGCTGCAATCTTATCTTCAAGAAGTGTTGCTCCTTTTGCCTGTGACTCTGCGCCTCTAGTAGAAACTCCTGGAAGAAATTCTTGTAACGCTTCTAACAATTGGTTATCACTAAGGGAAGTCATATCATCATTTTCGCTCATTCCCATTAATGTATAGAATGGATCATCGAATGGATTCCAATTGTTACCGTCTTTATCAATTCCTCCTTGAGATGTAAACATCTGCATAATTGCACGTTTTAAAGTATGTTCTTGAGATTTGTTATCTAAATTATATTCACCAGTCTCTGGGTTTCTAAACATACGGTCAATACGGCGAACAGTCTGCCGAACATGATTATACAGTTCTCCTAAATTAGTATCTCTGAGTTTTTGCTCGTCAGGATCGTCAGTTGGTGGCATTGTTTTATTAATCTTTGTTTGTAATCTATCAGCTACAACAGACCATACATTTCCCGCTCTTTCCATATCACGTAATTGGTTACGAACTTCTTTTTTGTACTGCAGTGCCTCTTTAAAATTTTCTACTTCATCTTGAGTTCTAAATTGAGCAATTCGTTTGCCCGATTGAAATATGGCTCCTAGTTGACCATCTTGAATATCTTTAGCAACTTTTTTATCTATAATAGAGGTAGGTAACCATTTAAATTTTTCATGATACTTTTCAATCATAAGTTTTCTAAACGCATGTTGATTGTTTAGTGAGCCTTGACGAACATCATTTGGATCTCCCTTAGCCTTTGTTATCATATCTGACCACGTACTAAATGCGTCTACTTTCATACCTTCTAGCGCTCTAAGTAAAGGACGTTCTATAAATTTAGCTTGGTCTGGTTTCAATTCATGCTGATGGCGTTGAAGATAATTGCTAGCATTATTAATAGCCGTTATTAATTGCTCATTAGTACCGTGATGTAATGCATCAGTAACTATACCAGCCTGCTTTTCTAATTCTTTATCTACCGTACTTGCCTTGGTCTCTTTTTTAGCAACTCGCTCAAACATAGAATTGTATTTAGATCTAGCAACAATGCCTTTATATGCATTTTTAATTGCTGATGTACTAGCGCCTTTGTTGTTCTTTTGTACTTGATCCAATACATCTTGTTCAATTCTCTCTAACACATCTGGTGTAAGAGACCGTTCATCTAAGGGGTTACCTCCATGCTTCCTAATCAATGAATCATCTATGGTAACTTGAGTCCTTGCTAGTAATTCATTAGCAAACGGCTGGAGAATCTTATCATCATCCTTAATATTATTCTCCTGCCTGAATGTAGCCATTTCATTTAAATATGCTTTCTTATCTTGGTCAGTTTTAAGAGTTCTCAAATGAGCTAACTCATTCATTACCTCAGTTTTATCCCGTACTTTCCTTCTTGCAGGATCTAGTTTAGCTAGATCTGTTTCCATTGTATTTAGTACGTCCTCACCTACATAACTAGAACCAAAAAGACCAGCGTTAGCTGGGTCATTTCTAATTTTCTCTCGAGCTATCGCATCGTCAGCTGGAGACAGTAATTCCATAGCTTGTCTTTTTCTAATATCTGCTACTACATCTTGCCCTTCGTCTATACTTGAAGCAACTTGAAGTAAACCTTCAGTTTGTTGTTTATTTGCTGTAGCCGCAGCTCGTAATGCTGCATCAAAAGAAGGAGCAGCTTGACTTCTCCATGTAGGAACATTTGCCATGTTTATTCTCCAGTTAAGCGATTAATGCATCCATGGTATACCCGCCCGGTGTTTGAGCAGCTTTCCAATCGTTTCTCATTTGTGCATTAGTATTGTAAGCAATTTTTCTAGCATCGTAATCTTTATTCCATGCAGCTTTTTGAAAAGTAAAAGCGTCCCTAGCTAATCTATTTTGGTCTTTAGCTGCACCAACTTGTTGAAGTCCTGCGTAAGCGCCTAAGCCTTTTACTCCAAGATCTAGCCAACCTTTAAGCCCTCCAAGAGGACCGCTTGCACCTATTAGATCACCAGCGGTATCCCACCAAGTAGGTTCACCCTCTTGTGTTTCAATAAGAGAATTTGTGTATCCAGCAAATTGCTGAGGAGTTAATGAAACTGTTCCTTGGTTCATTTGATCCGCATAAGATGGTTGACTTTGTTGTGCACGTTTAGCTAAAGCTAATTGTCTTTGTCTCTCATACTCCTCAAAACTTTCACCTGATCCAGGCATCATATTAGATAGATTTTTAAACGCAGAGCTATTAGATCCACCAGATCGGTAGTTAAGATTGGGGTAATTCCCTGTTACAGAATTGCTCATACTACGTACATAGCGATCTTTAGGTATATTCTGTGTTCCCCATATTCGTTCAAAAGGGTTATCAGATTGCCATCGTGCTGCCATAATATTCTCCTTAATCTTTACTTAACTTATAGTAAATATTACTATTAATTAATACAATTGTCTACGCATAGATTCCGCCGCCTTGCACATTCTGCTGTATAGTTTCGCTAAATGCATAAGCTGTATACGGGACGTCATACTGTGCATTAAATAAGGCATAGGTGACCTCTCCCCCGAATGCCGCACCTATATTAGTAGCTCTTACTGAACTTTCTAATAAATTTCGTTCGTAAGGTACGGTAGGAGCTATTAAATTTTTCTCTAAATTACCTAATACATCATTCTGTTTATCTCTCCATTCATAGTATCCTGCTTTTTCCTGTTCTAGTTCTGCAGCAATCTTGTCTTCTTTTTTTAAACCTATTCTATTTAATGCGTTTATACCATCTAAAGCTATCTTAGCTAAATTCAATGGGTTAGTAAAAAAACTCGTATCAAACCCCATTCCACTATAATAAAAACTAGAAGGAGCGTCTAAAGGCATAGGGCCTATAAAGCCTGGTGCTGCTTGTCCATATGTAACGCCGGGATCCCAAGCTGAAATAGCAACCATCGATACTATACTAAGAAGAGCTGCTAATTCTGGGTTATCCCCAGCTATTTCTGTAATAACTAATTGGATAATGTACTGAGCTGCCATCTTAATCACCATATTAGGTAATGCGCTCAGGAATGCCCCCCAAGCTACTGAAAATGCAGCTGATAGGGAAGATGCAGCAGCAATATTACCTAACGTAGTCATCATATTGGCAAAGCCAGCTTTAATTGCTGGCCATGCTACATATGCTATAACTACAATTACAACAATCATTACTAGAGCTGTAAGAAAGCTCATACCAGCATGCTCAATAACTTCGTAATGAGCTATGTAGATAGATGCGTGAGCACCTGCTAGGAATAGTCTGCTAACTTCTTGATTAGAAAGGTCTGCAATGAAATTATGAATAAACGGAGCCATAAGGTCTTCCTTAGCTCCAAGATTAAACTTAACTACTTTAAACTTACCAGTATCCCCATCTACTACTTTTAGAGCCCCTATAGGGGCATGTACTGTGTATGCATCCAATCCAGAAGGCTTAACGCAATAATAAGTAATTGACTGTCCTATAGTTGTTTCAGGAGCTGCAGCTTCTACATATCTCAATACACCTGATCCATTATTCTCGTATACAGCATCTGGAGTTAAATATATGATTGAACTAGTACTACCATCCGCTTCCTGCAGCACTGGGCTAGGATTGTTATAGGACATCCGTGTAGTTACCTGAAGCCAATTAGTTGCTTCTCCAGATGTAGTACCGGGGTTAGTTACACCATTTCCATCTAAGAAATCCTGTACTTCATCTAAATCATCTGCTTTATACCCTACGTTATATGTTCCTTTACCTGAAGAAACATAATAGTTATATTTCAATAGGTTATTTGAATCAAACCTAGACATATCTGAGTAGTAGATACCGTTCTCAGTACTCCCGCTATTAGAGTTAATAGTAGCTAATGACGTAAAAGTATAGGTTATATATGACCATTGAAATGCATACTCGTAATCATCACACGTAATAAGCATATTATTCTGAGGTTTGTCATCGCCTGCTGGGGTATTGTTATATGTTCCCTGCGTAATTCCTTGAGATGGGAATAAATTCTCGAACATATTAAACAGATATGACATACCTGCCTGTGAGGTATCCCACATTCTTACACCGAAATTTACATAGATATGATCTAAATCCCCATCCGTTACCCCAGAATCCGTTAATATAGCATCCAGTACTTCCTCAGCTTCCAAATGAATTATGTCTAATATTGCCTCTATCTGCCCACGTTTAGTAGATCCAAAAGTAGTATAGTTTGCGTTATTTATACGTAATGGAACCGCAGGCAATGCTTTAATTTCAGAACCATCTTCATCGATAGGTTCTTCTACTGTATCTAAATCTGAATACGTACCCGCACCTACTTGATATATAAATAAATAAAACCTAGACGGAGCAGAATTTCGATAGTAAGTAGATACATAATGTAACTGGGTGGGTTTAGTAGGTGCAGTGTAAGGAAGAGTTATCGTAATACCGTTATTCTGATAAGCTGGTATTGTGTAAGTATCCGCACTAGAATTGTAGCTAATGGTATTGAGATTTATATACCAACGTTGATCCGCAGTTACAGAATCACTAGTAGCAATTTCACTAGTAATATCTATATCAAAATGGTTAGTTGAAGGAGTAACTTGAACAGTATCAGCAGCTGGAGTAATAGGGGAAGTCGTAACAGTAGCATTGCCCACACCTAATCTATTAATTCCTACATCATACCCTTTATTTTCTTGTAGCCAGTATTTAACCCAGTCTGCTTTAGATAATGCTCTTAAATACGCATTTTCAACTGTGCAAGGAACGCCTGTTAAAGTTTGTAATGCTGTAGTTAATTCATCATAATCTATAGTTATAATATAGGATTCAACCGTAGGGAAGTTCTCGAAATAATTCCCGTTCTCAATAAAATCAAGAAATTCTTTTACATTGCCTTTAAGACTTCTAAATGCACTATGGTAAATAAGATTGCTGGTAACATCCTGCTCTTCTATGATGCTTTGGAGAAGGGAATTAAGGAGGGGATTCTTGTTATCTACATCATCAAATAATGGGACATTATGTACTTCAAAATACTCAATAATCTGGGTACTCCCGCCGTCCCATCCGAGAAGTACCATAACTAACTGCACAACCGTTTCTACTACTTGTACAACCATTTCAACAATAGTAACTACAACATCTACTACTGCCGTAAAAATACTAGCAACAAACCCCATTGCTATTATCCTGTAGGTTCTGCGTTAGATATCTGGGTGTTGATATTACCCGTTCCGGTCTCATTAATAGCAGTCACACCAGTAGCTGCCACTCCCGCAGTAGAAATATTGATGCTCCATGCATCCAATATAGTTTTAAGGTATTTTTGATCTGCATTCCATTTAAAGCCTTTAGCTTGTTCAGCAGATAAGGCAGCAGCTCTACCCATAATACTAGTAGAACTTGGAGCTACTTTAGTTGATTTATCTGTTTGAGCAAATTCAGTAATTTCTTTTTGAAAGAGTAACGACTCTTCAGCGTTACCTTTCTGCATTCCGATAGTATAGGCTACGGCCTGTTGGACCGTAGCCTGCATAGCTGTAAGGTAAACTGTTGCATAATCACTGCCGGTTATCCTACCTAAATTAAACTGAGCAGCCATATGAGCATTGACAGTTTCCATCATGTCGTCAAATACGCCAGTACCCGTAACTACATTGTTTGAATCGGTGGATACCCCAGCAGTTAGATTAGCAATAGTTATAGCCATTAGTTATCTCCTATATGGAACGCTGGATTAGCTGCTTGGGCTGCTGCTAATCTTTCTAGCTCCTCTTTAGTAAGAGGATCTAAAACGCGTACATTAAACTTCTGCGTAATATAGGGCTCTAGTACTTTCTCGCCATTAGGACGAGTAACAGTTTTAAATTTCTGCATTTCAGCATGTTTTATTTGATTATAAATAATATTAGGAACATGCCATCCGTCTTCATTATTAAACGGAACAAACTTTTTAATCATTTTTCCATTATTTAAACCAGAAGCGCCTACTGTAAATATAAGTCCTGGGTACCCACTCATAAGAGGATCGTTAGGAGTAACTACAATGCGTATAAGTTTCATAGCTTCTTTTTTTCCAGTTCTTTTTAAAGCTTTAGTTGCTGCAGCTATAGCAGCTTCACTTGCATTAGGCAAACCGCCTTCATATGGACGATCTGTAGCTACTTCTTCATTATCAAAATCCTGCACCATACTTTCAGGATTTTTTCTTACATCAGCTAAGAGCTCTGCTAACTTAGCTTGACCCGTTTTATGGTGAAACGTAACTCCATACTTTTTTAATTCTGCTTTAATTTCTTCGTAACTAAGTTCACTAATTGGTGTTAAAACTTCCATTTCATTCTCCTTTGAGAAACTGTCATTTCTCGAGTTAAAAGAGAAGCCCCCCGAGGGCATAGCCCTCGGGTGGCGTTCTTGTTATTTATACAGCTGCCAAGGCAGTCCAAATAATTCCTAGACGTTCTGGGCGAAGTGCCATAAAACCATAGTACCATTTGATAGAGTAGAACCCTACTTCACCATATGGATCATCCAAAGAAGCTATTTCTTTACCAGGCTTCTTATGGTTGATGGTAAATTTAACACTTTTGCCATCTGTCTGGAAACCGATAGTAGTGAAAGCACCATCACCAACAACCAACATTGGATAGATGTCTGCACCATTATCTCCGGTACCTGCAGTATCAGCGGCAGATGCACCACCGTTTTCGGTGAATTGCATTTCTGGTACTACAACAATTCGGAACTGATCTACTGTTCCAATTTCACCATTCATGACATTTCCAGCATCAGCATACTTTTCAACAGATACGAAAGCGGGCTGACTGTGAAGATCAGTCATGGCTCGTAGAATTGGAATTAGTTCAGAACCAACATACATTACACGGCCACCATTAATGGTTTTCGTGTCAATCATTCGAGATCCAGCAATGATCTTCGTTTGCTTAGGAGTTTTATTATCGTCCAAAGCAATAGAAAGATTCATTAAATCTCGATATACAACAACTTCATCAACTGCCAATTTACTGCCTGTAGTAACAGCAGGACTAGCAGAACAATAATAAGCTGTTCCGTTAGCAGTTGCATTAGTAATAAGATCTGCCTGAAGCTCCGCTTCAGTCAGCTCATTAGCACCAACAAGAGCTTCCTCAGTAATATGCATTAACAATTCTGCATCAGAATCGAAATCCATTGATTCCTGAGTATACTCAGTGAAAAAACCACGTTTAAGTAATTCGCCCTCAATTTGAGTACGAGTAAAACCAACACGGTTAACTCGACCACCGTTTTCACGGAGAGTCGGGATTTTAGATTTAATTGTACCGGTGTCTTTAGAAGATCCGTACAAGTTCTGGTCATTCAATCCAACTTCACCGTCAACACCAGCTGCAGTTCGAGCAGCAGCTCTATTTGCATAGTTGGTATTTTGAAGAACACCAGCAGCATTCCATGCAGAATAAGTACCAGCAGTTAGTGCTGTACCTGCTGCATCTAGTCCCTGGTCACCTGTATTCAAAACATCAAGCAATGGGACATACACATCTTGCTTGATTTTTTTACCCATATGCTTAGGCATAGCACGTACATCAGCCAAAGGCATGAAATACATGCGATCCCGAACAGCAATCAGGGCTTTCTTAAAATAATAATCGGTTCTCGCTTGAGGGCCGATATCTGACGCAGTACCGCTAGCAGTGCTAGAAGGTGCGTTATACATGTTTTCGTTAGCCATGATAAATGTCCTGTATTAAATAGTGTTAACTACCGGACAGCATACTTCTTCATAAAGTCCTCATCAGAAAGACCTAAAAAGTCCTCTTCTTTTGGAATCTTTTTAGCAGCAGTTTGCTTAACCGGAGCTACTGCCTTTCGTTTTTTATTTCGATCAGCATTAGCTTGTTCTTGTTTTTCTTCCATCTTACTTGATACTTCAGATGTATCCTCAGGACTATTTTGTGTTCGAAGACCACCATTTTTAAATAAATATTCGGCAATTTGTCTATACGCATCTACATCGGCTATACCAGCTAATTTACCCAAAGCTTTATCCCTTTGTAGTATTGTATTAACTTTATCAAATACACCATTACTCATATGAGTATTAATGACTCCAATAATTTCAGGATGCTCAGATATTGTTTCTTTACTGTCGGCATCCCAATCTTTGGTTAGAACATTAATAGTCCTATTAAAAGTATCAGTATCTTTGATGTCTTCGAGAACCTGATCCAGATTATACTCTTTATCAGAAATAGAATAATCTGTAGGCTCATAGTCTGTCGGAGCATCTTTGTCAATATCCAAAGGATCTAAAGTACTTTCTTTAATAAGCTTAGTGAGAGCTTTAGGGTCTTTTTTAGAGATATCAATTAGATTATGTAACTTATCTTCTTTTAGAAGATCGTTATTCTCTAACATCTTAATTATCTTTAGATGCGGCTTTAACTGCGACATCTTCTTTTGATAATTAGCGCCCATTTGCATTAAGCGCACGATATCATCTGGTTCCTTAACCTGTATGTCTACACCATTGGCTTTGAAAGGTTCAGATACCTTTTTATATGCACTTTCGTAATCAAACTCTTTTGTTTCCGGAGTATCCTCCTTTGTGTCAGTTGAGTTTTCAGTACTAGTATCAAGAGATTCTGTAGCATCACTATCAGTAGATTTTTCATGCTCCGGCTGAGTATCCCCTTCCGGTTGGCTTACTTCATCTTGGCTAGTTTCAACGTCAGTTTGCTCTTGTGCATCACTACCTTCCTCGTTAGAGGAAGTTGCTTCTGTTTCATCTATTTGTTCAACTGGTTCTTCTATATCTAACTTCTGTTCATCAGTAGGCTCTTCAGTAACTTCGTCAGATAAGAACTCAGCTGGATCTTTGTCTAAAAATTCTTGATCGGATAGTTCTAAAGAAGTTTGGGTCATTTAGATACCTCTTCTCTTAGTAGCTCTTCACGAGTTGTTTCATGCTCTCCAATCGCTTGATCCATTTCTGCTCCACGCCGCATAACAGATTCTAGCCAATTTTTAAGAGCGCCTACACCGTATATCATATTATCTATTACTTGTTTTTGTTCTGGATTCATTAAAGAACTCTTTGCCATAACTAACCTGGCAGCTTCTTCCTTGAAATAGCCTTCCTCTATTACATCTTTCCATAGGCTATCGGTTATTAGCTTAGCAGTATTGTCTCTTAACTTCCGTATTCTGGTAGCCATTTCAATTTGAATTTCCACTTGTTCTAAGTCGTTCATAAAAATCCTTATTTATTAGTTAGAGATTTTAGAGCGTCTTGGTCTAGTTTAGATAATCTGTCGTGCTCTTTGGCTTCCATGTTCTGTGCATGTTTACGATCAGATTCTGCTTGTTTTTGTGCAGCTCCGACTCCGGATTCTTTCTCAACGAAATCAAGATCACTAATATCAGAAGCACTATGCATGCTTCTTGCTTTAGCTTGCTCTGTTTGAGTTTTCGCAGTTTTAAGTTGAACATCAACCTCATTCTCACGACCTTTAGCAGTCTCATTAGCTACTTGTGCTTGTAGCAATGCCATCTCAAGCTGCATTTTTTGTTGAGCCATTGGATCGGGTTGAGGTTGGTATTCTTCAATACGCTTAGCTAAGTCAGGCATCTTACGAAGTTTAGCTATATCAGCCAAAATCATTTGGCTCATTTCAGGAGGCATAGTATTTCCCATAGTTTGTAACATAAATGCCAACTCGCTACCTTTCTGCTCATCAGCTTCTGCGGTAGAGATATTAAGCTTAATGTCATACTTCCCTCCAAGATCATTTCTATTAACGGCCACGAACTCTTCATTAGTAATTCTAATAATTTCTTCATCGTCTAAAAATTCGGCGTTCATAGAAATAATCTTACGACCTATCTGATTTAAACCATTAGACAGCCGGCGTAAAATACCCAGCTCTCTTTTAGACGTAGCATCCAAAGCTGATCTAATACCAGTAGCCGTTGCACCTAATGCTTGTCCAGAAATACCCTGGGTAAATGCTTTAACTCCAGTTAAAGCTTCTGCATCATTGTTCTGCATATTCAGTACTTCTAAAGCTGACCTAGGAATTTCCGGATACACTTCCATATGAAACGCTTGTCGTGGATCAACATTAGAATTAAATTTATAGTCATCCCCGCGCTCGAACTTACGTGCGTTAGTAACATCTAAAGCGTCTTTTCTAACGCCTTGCTGTCCGTTAGCACTACGTCCAATAATATCGATAATACCCCTGGTAACAGCTCCCACTATTTTTTGATTGTCTTCTATAAGGGATGCGTCTGGTTCTCCATAAATATTCTTGCGGCGGGGTAAGTATTGAACGAGGACAAAAGGAATCTTTTTATCTGGGTAAGGATTCTCTTCCATTCTAATGAAAGTACTACCTACCCAAGTAGCTACAAAAGGTTTAACTTCTCCGGTATCATCTATATCCCAATACCCCCAGTATTCCCTGGCAATTACTTTCTTACGTGCCTTATCTTTAAACGTAAAAGAAGTATCATCTGAATTAATAGCATGGTCTGGTTCAGCTAATACAGAAGCACTTTCAAAATTAATATCATCTAAATTTTTATATCTCCCGTCTTTCTTAAGTTCAGATAGAGATGTCTCAAAGCTATACACCGCAAAATTAGCTTTCTCTATATCTCCTTCACAGGTAGGATCTAATATTATATTGTTATAATCACAAACTGTTAATACAGGTTGATTCTTAACAGTAACTGTTTTAAGTTTTGATTTTTGTCCAATCTTTACTTCCTGCATTGCAGGTTGACCAGTATTCGGATCTACGACAGGTTGACCTGTTTGTGGATCGATTACAGGCTGTACCTCCATAATGTCTTCCCACACTTTGCGCTTGTCTTCTTCAAATTCCCAACCAATTCGTACTATTGCAGTACCTTCATCTACAGCTGTTCTAATATACTCATCTATAAACTTAACCTTATCCATACGACAGTTAAGCTGGTAATTAAGGAGCATGCCGTTTTGTACTGCAAATTCTTTATCTTCAAATGTCTGCGGAGAGGTATTAAACAAATCATCTGTAGAAAGAAAAGGTTCAGACAGAGCAGCATATCTCCATTCTGCTTGTCTTCGAGCTAACTTAGGAACTAATTTAGAACGCCCTTTTTTATTATTAATAGCTTGATCCCCATCAAGGACTTTAAGCCAATTGTCTACTTCTTGAACATGAACATCGTGAGCTACTTGAGCAGATTCAAAATCTGCTTTGAGTTCTGAAAGACTAGGGGGGTTAGTCCAATCTACTAAAGTAGATGCATCAGTTTCTACGTGATCTATAGGATCATCTATGTTCGTATCACTCATTCCTTACTCCCGGCTCTTTCTAATTGTTTCTCATAGCTACTGTATTGCGTTTTAAGGAAATTATCAACCTTATAAAACTTAAGTCCATCTATCGTATCATAATAGTCTAAATACTTGTCAAACATAGAACTAAAATTCTCCAGTGCTATAGAAGCATAAATGTCATCTTTCTGTACTATTTCAGATACAAAGTAAGTCCAAACCTTAGCAAAGTCTAGCTTAGCTTGTACGCTTTCCCCTACTAGGACTCCTGCTATCACATACCCTTTTATTGGACGAGAATATCTGTAGAATAAAGCCGCTTCTCCTTCTTGTATTAAACTTGTATGTAAAAATATCATAAAATATTCACTATTGCGGAAGAAAAGACATTGCCCATACCAGCCCCTAAACTAAGAAATCTACCTGACTCTTCGTTAATAGCTAACGCCGTTTCTATAGCTGTGGAGGCGCCCATAGTATGCCCTATTCGTAGTTTATAACTGATTAGCTTTATATCTCCAAATTTTTCTTCAAGTATTTGTTTTTCAACTTGGTTGTCGTCTGAGAAAGTATTGTGTGTTTTTATGAAATTA